CTCCGAGACCTTGTGATCTTGGGCGGCATGTTATCACACGACCGCCGTTTTGTCAAGCACCCCCGTCATAAAAATTCATAAGGTCGCGATTTTCACACAGTGGACACTTCGAGAACTGTCACAGTGCCAGTGCTTTATGTGTCTTTGTGACAATTCATAAAACTGTAGCGGTTTATACAGCGCCGGGGGGCAGGGGCACCTACACTGGAAGGGTGGAGCACGGGAGGGAGACAGTAAAACCGAGTGGACACTTTATGAACTGGCACTGTGACACTTGGCAAACTGGCACATTGTTACATTTTGATATAATTATTTTATGGCAGGAGTAGTGTCGATTATTGTTGTCATCGAGGTTACCCCACCTCTCCTCTGATTTGCTTATATTATAGCGCCTCCTAGGTGCCTCTGAGGGCATCGGTGGACACTTGGTGAACTGGCACAGCAGGTATTGATTAGTCCTAAGATCTCAGCAATCATAGGTTCAGTTATATCAATTCCATGACAATCTCCAAGACAAACAGCAACGCTCGGAAGATCATTCGCAAACTTGATGCGGCAGGTTGGAATCTCTATGCGTTTGACATTTTAGACGGCGAAGGTATGGAACCTGTCGAGAACTGGACAGTAAGCAAAGAGAAGAATACAAAATCTCTTGCTGTTATTGGTGCAGATATTGTTGATTCTGTAGATTATTCTGTGTTGTTCTTCAAGACTAGAGTAATTGGACTGAAGATGCACTTAACCTGTGTTCCTGTAGAAGCAACGGGAGAAGAGAGCGTAGTTAATGACATTGCAGCAGAAAGTGAGGAGGTGCTTGAAATGGTAGAAGAAATAATTGGTTGATAACATTTAAGGGGGCATAATTGTCCCCTTATTTTATACTTTGCCCTGGGGGAAAATAGGTTCTACCTCCATCCTAGCACGCCGGATCGAGCATAAGGACCAGCAGTGGACACTTGGCAAACTGTCACAGCAGGTATTGATTGGTTCTGAGATCTCAGGTTATTCTTTAATTGTCAACGTTTTTCATCCTATGAAACAGAACAACACCGGTGGCACTGCCAGCAACGAGTTGATGATCGCCGCTGGCGAGCGATGGATACTAACCAAGCGCCAGAACTGCATGAGACAGGTTAGGCGAGAGAAAGCGCAGGCAGAACGCCGTGCTCGTCGCATCAAGGTCACACCTATCAAGCGGGGATTCGGTTAATGCACCTCTTAAGTTATCACCTTCACTAACATCATTCTTTTTTTATTATGCGGAACTTTCTTGTTGAATACACTGACACACTTGGCGGTGATGCAAACTACAGTTGGTGTGAACGGGAGACAGTAAGTCTCTCAGATTGTGCCACTGATCGACAGATTGTCCTAGCATGTAAAAATGCAGTGGGATTATCTGGGGTTAAGTGTGACCGACAAGAGTGGGGCGAGGGTATTATGCTCCACCCTCGTGGTGAATGCACTGTGGTGTTTATTTACCCACAGTATTGAATCACCTTCACTAACATCATCTTCAGAATCATTATGACTCACAAACAAGCACTGATTCAAGCACTGCAACTGGCAATCACCGCTCCCACAGATGAATTGGCACAAGAATGTGCTGCCATTGCAGATTCAATCGCTTCTCGTTTAACAACTGAAGAGATTGAAGCATGTAAACTCATCGCAGCAGAATCTACACTATGAGAGACTAAATGTCATCATCACCTTCGCTAACATCATCTTCAGAATCATCATGGCACTCACAATTCAGGATCTCAAGTCTTTTGTTCGCAGTCAATCAACCCGCGAATTTTTGAACTATGATCGACAAAGTTGGATCGACGAAACTAACATGATCCGCCGACAACGTGCTAAGTTTAACAAGAGATTTCGCGCTTGGTGGAATAATACTGAAGCAGAATTGATCCCTGGAACATACTTTGGCACTCGTCTGATTATTACTGAGAACGAGATTGATTATATCCCTGGACAATACGCTCCGACTGAAATATGGCACGCAGTTTATGACTACTTCGACCAGTGCCTTAAGTGATAAGATTTCACTATGTAACGGAGCGGGTCACGGATCCGCTCCTGCTGTGCTAGGATACGGTCAGTTGCAAGACACCATTATGCTCTGATTGTTAAAATTTGTTGAGGTGTGAGGTAGCACCGAAGACGCAAACGCTCGCCACTGATGCTGCAATAAATTAACATTATGTAATATAACTACATATCTTATGATTATTTCATGTCAGAGTAAGTGTCGCCCTTTTTCGTCTACAGTGCTGCCCCGCACCTCGTTCTGTTGTATCCATATCATAGCGCATCAGAGGGCAGGATCGCGAGTATTTCATATCTCTTAACATTTGAAACCACTTGGTAAACTGGCACAATGACCACTAGGCAGATTCCAAAATCTGAGACATACTGTGATTGTTGAGTTTCACTTTCACTTATGCGCAAAATCGAAGAAGACATGATCAAGGCGATCAAGAATGATCGAGACTGGCAACAGACCAACACTTCTGTTCACTTTAACTCAGAAGAGAATGTTTCCGTTGTTCGCCTCCACGGCAATAAAATCGCCCTAGTTGGTGATGATTCTCTGACTCTTTTTGATGGTGGATGGCAAACAAACACCACAAAATCTAGACTCAATGCAATTCTAAGCGAATTTGGTTACACTTGCGGAACACAACGTGAATACATTTTTCAGAAAAACAAAGAGTGGTTCATTAAATTCTTCAACCTAAAAACTAAACAGATCGAAACTATTCCTTTTGTGAATAGCATTTTGCTCACTGGTATCTGAGAATCTATCATGAAAATCACATTCATCCCTGAACACCTTGAGCAGTGGGATCATCCCACTGGGTTTGATTCTGCTAGCAACTTTAGCGGAGATTCAGATCACCTTCGTGATCATTATTATCTCGCTCCAGTATCAACTTCCCGTGATGCTGGTATCTTAACCCGCTCGAATTGGGAAGTCGTGACTGATGAAATTCTCGAAGTATCGAAGCATGATGATACTGAGATTCACCGATTCGGACACTGGGGATGTGGTTGGTATGAGCAGTTATTAATCCACAAAAGTGATACCGAAGCACTGAAAGTAGCAGAAGAATGGTGTTGCTTTCTGACAAATTATGGAGTCGCTAGTGATGAACACTATAGCAACTTACAGTGGAATGAAGCGGCAGAATATTGGGAGCGAATGAGTATTAAAGAGCGCCTGAATGTATTGGAGGAGACTGTTAATCGTTGGGAGAATAAGGTCTCCATTTTTGCTACTAGACGTGATGAATTGCCTGCGGATGATGATGGCAGTCTCCTGGAGTATTTGACCAGTAATTGATACTTTATAGTGTGCCAGTCAAAAAACTGGCACATTGTTACATTTTGATATAATTATTTTATTGCAGGGGCGGTGGCGATCGTTGGCGTCTACAGGGTTACCTCACCCCTCGTTTGGTTGTCCCCCATATTGTAGCGCACCGAGAGGCAGAATCGAGAGTATTTCACAACTCTTAACATTTCAAAAACCAGTCGGTAAACTGGCACTTTTACTCATAGACGGATTCTGGAACCTCAGGCACACTGGTGTTGTCGAGGTTCAAACCCACTCCAATGCCTTTGTCCACCACCAAGCACCTCCACTTCTCCAACGACGCCAGGACCATCGCCGAGAGCAGCGCACTCGTTGCCACTTGTGAGGAAGGGTCTCCCCTTGCCGATGCTCCCCATCACAAAATTCAAATCTCCCTGACTCCATCTGCTGCTGCTTCCCTGTATCGCTTGCTGAATCTGCTTCCCAGTCAGGGAGCGCTGGCAATGAGCGATCTGCACGACGGACTCCGTGCCGCCTCCATTCTCGCTCTGGAGCACTCCTGACAATGATCTACTCTCCCGCCTGCTCCCTCCACGATCAGTCCCGCGTATGGGTCGCCCGTGACGTTGATCCGGACGTTGACAGCATGATCAAGCACGCTGCCGATTGCGGACCTAGCGCTGGCGCACCTGCCTGGTTCGTCGCTGCCCGCCATGCCCGTTGCTACGCCCACGATCACGCTGCCGTTTTCTTGGACTAGGCAACGCCCCCTGTTCTTTACACTTTCCCCCCTGAATCATGTCTACAAAAACTTACCAAGGATGGAAAAATTACGAAACCTGGAATGTTGTTCTGTGGATCGGAAACACCAGTTTAATATATCGTCAGGTGTCCGTATTAGTCCACAACAAGGTTACACAATGGTCTGATGTTGCAGGCGTGTTGACAACACTTTTCGGTGACAAAACTCCTGATGGTGTTGCATGGAATGATCCTACGATTGATGCTGATCGAATGAATGAATACCTGGCAGAATTCAACGACTGATTAACACTAACTCATATGTATAGTAATACATAAGCGATTGCTATCTATTCTTATTACATAGCAATCGCTTAATTATCAAATAGTAATCTGTTAAATATCAAATAACAAATCACTATCTATTAGTAATACATAGCAAATCACTATCTATTAGTAATACACAGTAATTACGATTTATTGTTAATTGTTTATATTTGCGCGTATTGGAAAACTCAAACAACCCTAACCTACAACGAACCAAAAACGCGATGTATATAAAAAAACGCCAAAAATTTTTGCCACCCAAAAAGGGTTTTTGTATAAGGTTTCAGAAAAAAATCCGTGGGGGATGAAAGGGTCGTGAAGGGTAACAATATTGACAGGTATATATAAATTTGTTATAATTACGGAGTAGTCATTGAAAGATTATGTCTAAAGGATTCAGTATCAAGGAGGATGCCGCTGCTGTGAGTGTATCAGAGCCTGAGTGGGATTACGAGAGTATCAAAGAGAGTATGAGAGGGAAGACGATTGTATTTTGCCTTCCAGGCAGGGGAGTATCGTATACATTTCTCAAAAATTTTGTGCAATTATGTTTTGACTTAGTACAGAATGGAATGGCTATACAGATTAGTCAAGATTATAGTTCGATGGTAAATTTCGCCCGTTGCAAATGTTTGGGTGCCAATGTATTGAGGGGACCCGACCAAGAGCCATGGGATGGTAAGTTAGAGTATGATTATCAATTATGGATTGATAGTGATATTGTATTCAACACGGAGAAATTCTGGCAGTTATGTGCATTAGCAGAACCTGAGGAAGGTAAGAAGAATGCAATTACGACTGGATGGTATTGCACAGAGGATGGCAAGTCATCTAGTGTTGCACATTGGATGGATGAGAATGGATTCAAGGATAACGGTGGAGTAATGAATCACGAGACATTAACAAGTCTGAGTGGTCGCACCGAACCATTCACTGTAGATTATGCAGGATTTGGGTGGATGTTAATTCGGAAGGGAGTATTTGAGGATAAGGGATTACCATATCCATGGTTTGCACCTAAGATGCAAGTATTTGAGAGTGGTGAAGTGCAGGACATGTGTGGCGAGGATGTCAGTTTTTGTTTAGATGCAAAGAAAGCTGGTTTTAGTATTCTCTGTGATCCACGCATTCGTGTCGGACATGAAAAGACTCGTATTATTTGAGGTAAAGAATTATGGCAATGCGAAGTAAGACTGGCGATTTAATTGTACCAACTCCCAAGAACACAAGACAAGGTACTGGGAAACATACAAAGTATGCTGCCAGTTCACGTAATAAAGCTCGAAAGCGTTATCGAGGACAAGGCAAGCGTTAAGTGTTTATGAGAGTGTCTCAATGGGGCGCTCTCATTTTTTATATGGGGGTTTATACGGCGCGACGTAGCTCTTTGATAAATACATCTGAGCAGCGGGATAGAAACCCCATATAAAAGTTCTTACAGTAGTATCTCGGAGACTATTATGGGCAATTCACCAGTTGACAAAAGTAAAGATTTCATTAAATCAGGAATGACACTAATTACGGAAGTAAGTAGTGATAAGTATTTGAAGCAGAAAAAATCTGAAAAAAAGGGAATAAATAAAAAAGAAGATTTATAAATTTAAATGCCACTAGAAAGGGTCAGTAAGGGGTTTAAAGATATTAGTTTATCATTTAAGAAGAATCCATTAACTGATGACATATTTCCAGTAAAGAATGAGACTGCAATTGCCCGAAGTGTTCGGAATATTGTGTATACCCAATTTGGTGAGAAATTTTTTGACTATGATTTTGGTACGGATGTTACTGCATCATTGTTTGAGAATATAGATACCTTTAGTGCAAACATCCTCAAAGATAAAATTGAGAATTCCATTATAAATTATGAACCAAGGGTGAAATTAATCGAAGTTGATGTAGGTTCAGATTATGACAATGGTGAATTTAATGTATCAATTACATATGAGATCATTGGGATTGATATTAATTCACAAATCCAGCAGTTAGAATTTGTTTTACAGCCAACTAGATAAAGAAGATGTCACTTATCAATTTCACAAGTTTAGATTTTGAACAAATTAAGGAATTACTAAAAGATTATTTAAAATCAAATTCGGACTTTACGGATTATGATTTTGAAGGTTCAAACTTATCGACTATTATTAATTTACTTGCATACAATACGTATATTACATCGTATAATGCAAATATGGTAACAAATGAAGTTTTTATTGATAGTGCAACATTAAGAGAGAATGTAGTATCATTGGCAAAGAATATTGGATATCTGCCAAAGTCAAGAAAATCTTCATCTGCAAATATAAGTTTTAATGTTGATGCAACTAATATTGTACCAGCACCCTCAACAATTACCTTAAGGAAGGGTCCTGTTGCAATATCAAGTGCTGGTATTGGGAATCAGTCTTATGTGTATTCAATATTAAATGATATCACTGTTCCTGTCGTAAATGGTATTGCATTATTTGATAATATAAAAATATATGAAGGAACTTTCTTAAGTTCTTCTTTTACATTCTCTGCAAGAAATCCAAAGCAGAAATTTTTATTACCAAATGTGGGTATCGATACTGATTTAATCAATGTATCTGTAAAGAATAGTGAGCAATCAACTACTTCAACAACATATAATTTATATACTGATATTCTAAACTTACAGAATAACTCAAAGGTTTTTTATATTCAAGAGTCATCAGATGAGAGATATGAAATCTTCTTTGGTGATGGAATCTTTGGTGATAAATTAGATGATAGTAACTATATTACTGCAGAGTATATCACATCTCATGGAGAAGCTGCAAATGGTATAAGTGGATTTACATTTACTGGCAGTTTGTATTATATACGAAATGGTGCAGAATATAATGCTACGCAAGGCATATCTGCAATATCAACCATCTCTCCATCATACGGAGGAACGTCTATCGAATCTGTAGAGTCAATTCGAAAGTATGCACCGAGAATATACGGCACACAAAATAGAGCTGTTACTGCACAAGATTATGAAGTATTAATACCGAGCAAAATATATCCAGAAACTGAGTCAATATCTGTATTTGGTGGAGAAGAGTTAGTTCCTCCACAATACGGAAAGGTGTTTATCAGCATTAAACCAAAAACTGGAGATTTCCTATCAAACTTAGCAAAACAAGAAATTAAGCTTAGGTTAAAGAAATATGCTGTCACAGGAATTGTTCCTGAGATACTTGACCTCAAATATCTTTACATTGAAGTCGATTCAAAAATTTATTATAACTCAAATCAAGTAACTGATTTAGATGTATCTACTATTGTTCAAAATAATATAGGCAAGTATGCAAATTCATCTGAATTGAATCGTTATGGATCTAGATTTAAGTATAGTAAATTCCTAAAGATTATCGACGATAGTCATCAAGGTATTACATCTAATATTACATCAATTTCTATTAGAAGAGATTTAAGACCTGTTTTAAATAGTTTTGCAGAGTATGCTATTGGATTTGGGAATAGTTTTCATATAAAATCTACTGATGGATATAATCTTAAAACAACAGCATTTAAAGTTGATGGTATAAACTCAGATGTATACCTAAGTGATTTACCAAATGCTGACTTAGAGACAGGATCTTTATTTTTGTTCACACTACCATCAGAGAATTCTTTGACACCAACAATTGTGAAAAGGAATGTTGGCACCATAAATTATGGTAATGGAATTATTATTCTCAATCCGATCAATATAACAGGAGCTATGTCAAAGAATGGGCAATCTATAATTGAAATGTCACTGTGCCCAAGCTCAAATGATGTAATTGGTTTGCAAGATCTTTATTTGCAACTAGATACTAGTAATAGTATATTTGAAACTATCATCGATAATATATCATCCGGATTAGATCCATCAGCATCAAACTATATCGTATCATCAAGCTACGGTTCATATTCTTTAGTTCGTCCAAGTAGAGTATAATTAAAAACATGTCTCAAAGAATTAAAATCAGTCAGGTTTTAAAGAGCCAGATTCCAACATATGTTCGTGAAGAATATCCTCTTTTTGAAGATTTCTTGCACCAGTATTATACTGGTCAAGAGTATCCTGGTGGACCATATGATTTGATTCAGAATATAGACAAATATGTAAAGTTAGACGAACTGACTGATTGTGTAGAATCTGTAATCTTACAGGGAGATATTGGATTTGGTGATAGAACGATAAGAATCAATCCATCTACTTCATATACTGGAACAAATGGATTTCCGGATTCCTATGGACTTCTCAAGATAGATGATGAAATTATCACATATACAGGAAAAACTCGTTTCTCGTTTACTGGATGTGTGAGAGGATTTAGTGGTATTTCTGGATATAGAGATCAAGATAAGATGGGAGATCTTACATTTGAATCCACAAATATCAGTAAGCATACATCAGGTGCAACTATTCATAATCTTAGTTCACTATTTTTAAAGGAATTATTACTTAAGTTAAAACATCAGCTTTTACCTGGACTAGAAAATAAAAAATTTGACTACTCAGTTGATGAAAATATCTTTATTCAAAACAGTAGAGATTTTTATTCATCAAAAGGAACTGAAGTTGGATTTGAACTACTATTCAAACTATTATATGGAGAGAAAGTTGAAATCCTAACTCCCAAAGATTTTCTGTTTACTCCATCAAATTCCAACTATGAGACATTCGATGAAGTAATTTTGGAAGTTATTTCTGGAAATCCCGATAAGTTAAGTCTATCTACATTATGTCAAGACCCATACGAAGATATAATAGGAGAAGCATTTGCTCCAATTACAGGTGTTGAGAAAATAGATGATTCGGATACTGGAGAAATATATTATAAAGCAAAGTTAGACTCTGGTCTTGGTTCTAACAGAGATAGTGGTTTAAAGAGTTCTATCTATGGAGACTTTAAAGTACATCCACAAACAAGAGTTATTGGCAACATAGAGAGTGGCGCAACAACAATTACTGTAGATTCTACTATAGGTTTTCCAGAAAAGGGTGAGATATATGTAACTTATGATAACTTAAGTAACGGTGTAGTGTCTTATAAGATGAAATCTCTCAATCAATTCTTTGGTTGTAGAAATGTTTCATCAAAAATTTTAGATGCGACTCCAGTTAGTATCAATACATTTGCATATGCAAAGTCTGGTGACGATACTATTAAGGTAAGAATTCACTCAATACCAGAAAAAGTAGAATTTCCTGATGATACCTATGGTTATCACAAAAATCTTTCAGTGAAATTCAAGCATTTGGGGTATTATGAAGAAGATTTTAAGAATGATAACTGGATTTACAACACTTCTCCATCTTTTGATATTAAAAATATTGATTTAATTGCCGAGTTTGATAATAGTTATCAAATAATTTTAAAAAATTCTCATAATTTTGCCGTAAATGACCAATTTGAGGCAATTTCTACATCTCAAGAAATTGTTTCGGGTAAAATAACTGATATTATATCAGAAAAAGTGATTTCAGTACGCTGCAATTCCTCACTAGGTGCAAATTATGTGAAAATTAAGAGAAATATACTGAAATATGATGACAATTATATCACAAATGTTCAAAATTTATACAAACATAATGAAGAAGAAGAATATTTGATAGCATCGTCATCAATTCCTTCAAATTTAAGAGAAAATGTCGAGAGAAAATTGTATTTTTCTGGAAATTTCCAAGAAGGAGAAGAAATTTTCAGAATTTCTGACATAAATGATCATGGATTTTACACTGGAGACTCAGTTTTCTATAAACCAGAGGTAGAAGTGCAGAGAATTGAAGATTCTGATGCATCT